AAGTAAACAAGTATTCACTACCAAATAGTTTACCTAATGTTTCTCTGTGTTGTTGTAGTGCACCAAACGTTGCTAGTCCACCTGCTCTACCACCAGCTAACAAATATGTGTTTAAGTATGCCGCCTCAAAGGGTTCAAAGTCATTACCACTACTAGCATTTGTACCACTTGTTCTTGTTAAAATATCACGTACTTCAACAATTTCAGTAGGTAATGTGTACTCTTGTATATCTTCTTTAAGTTCTAAAAATACGTATGCTTCTTCAACACTATTTTCACTGCGTTGTCTGTATTTTTCAAAACTCTTTTTAATAGCCAAGTCATAATGTTCAGGATCGAGTTCAACATCGACCATTTGTCCACCAAGTCGTAGCTCTATTTCTTTAGTTAAATCTTCTTTAAGTGCCATACTACTATTTACCTTGCTTGAAGTAGTCTGCTGTATACTTTAACAGTTGCTTCATTTGTTTTGCATCAGCAGGAAACGTATCTCTAAAACGTTGCCAAACAGGTAGTTGTGCTTTATATGCTTCAGGATTACGTAAAGCACCTTCTGGATTATCAGTATCTTTCATTTCATCTGCTAAATCACTTGCATAAGCCATAAGTTCATGTGGATCTCTAAGGTAACTACGCATTAAATCTGCATCAGTACCACCTGCTTTTTTCTTTTCAATGCCACGTTGAAACCCGCTCTTATATGTGTTTAATACATCACCGCCCATTTTATCATATTGATTCCAATGAATAGTTTCATGTTGTAGCATTCGCATTAATATCTTTTTGAAAGTTTTAGGACCGTACACAACTTCTAAATTTTTAGCATGTAGATATACTGTAATAAATTTGCCTTCTTTTTCAGACCAATCTGCCGCCGCACTTATCCATTCATCTGGATCTTTACGATCATTGTAATCTGTTACAAATTCAATAGGAAAGTCTTCTGTTTCAAAATTAAGAAGTTCTTCTAGTTCGTTGATATCGTCTTTGTCATTATTATTACTTAAATGTTCTTGATAATCAGCCAAAGCACTATCAATAGCAGGCTCTAGGTCTGCTAAGAATTCCCAATCGGGTTCAACTTTTGCTTCAGTAAATTCCCAAAATTTCATACAAGTATTTATTTGAATACTTGCAGTATTATTGTTTCAGGATTAAATCTACCATTAAGTTTAGTTTCAGTTGTTTTAAGGATTTCAAATTGTTTAGGTACTTTGTGCTTTGTAATCTTTTTCCACTGAGATAATACCTCTTGTGGCTTACGTATAGTTTTTTGCACACTACGTTCTGGATCAAAGAACTGTATAGTTGTACCTTTTACTTTAAGAGTTGCATGTGGCTCTGGATAGTAAACACCTATTTTCCGTGTTTTACAGTTAAACACAACTAACAATGTTGACTCTATTATTTCTGCTGGTTCTTTACTAGTAATACCAAAGTCACTATCATATACTTTATACTTTAGTTTCTTTACTTGTTCGGCCGCAGTTTTTTGTTTTGGCTTACGTACTATTCTAGTATGTTTATTTTCAGCTAACATAATATCAAATGCTTGAAACATACGTTCATAAAATGTTAATGCATCTTTACGTTGTGCTTTATTAAGATGTGCATAACCTTCTTCTAATTGCTTTTGCATTTCATCACGTTTAGCAGGTGCTGGAAGATCATGTAGTTCTTGCATTTCTTCTAACGGACCTTTATACCACTTTCGCATAAATCTAACATGTCCTAGATTTGTACCTACACGTTTTAAAGTTTGCAGAATATTTTTGTCTTTAAGTTTGTTCTTTTGTGGATCAATTAAAAACTCATCTATCCAAGTTTCTATGTCCTCAATTTTTTCTTCGGCGGCTTCTTCTAAACGTTCTTGTATTGTAGGAATATAACCTTTTTTAGTTTTCTTTTCTTCTTCTTTCTTTTCTTCAATCATAGTTGAACCTGTTTCAATAAGCTCTCCTATTCTCTTAGTAATCCATTCTGTCATTGGTTGAATATCGCCAGATGTGCCTGGACATGACTGCCAATACTCTTGTTCTTTTTCATTGTAATCAGGACAGCCGTCTAACAATAACTTACAATTAATACCTAGTACTATTTGAAACTTGCCTGATTTTCTTACACTAGCAATATCATCTTTAGTATAGCCATTTTGTTTCATCCATGTAAATGTGTGTTCTACATTGTCACTATACTTAAAATTCATATAGTAAAAATCATGTACTGAAGATTTTAGTCTAGAATACTTTGCACCATCAAGTTGTTCCCAACCTTCAAAACTAGGTGCTTGTAAGCCTCTAGTACCTCGTCTAGGTGCTTGATTCTTCTTCTTTTTTCTAATTTTAACTCCACTGGCCATAGTTGCACTCCTATTAATGTTTCTATAAGTATAACAATACTAGTTAGTTTTGTCAATCGGTAAATACAGTATATGGAGAATTCTACATGAAATTAGGTGCTATCATTTGGGGGTTACCAGAAAATTATAACTTTACAGTATATAATAAGTTAGGTAACATCTTAAAAACAATAACAGAAAGTCAATTAGCTAAAATAGGCGTTCTTAAAGAACATACTTTATGGTTAGGGTCTTGTTATGAAACAGAATTAACATCACTACGTGAAAGTGATAATGTTTCTATGGAGTTGTCAGCTAACGGAAGTAAAGCATATGGTAGTAAAGATCCTAGAGATTATCTTAAGAAATTTAAAGCAGAAGGCTTTACACATATAATGTTACTACAAATGCCAATTCTAATAGGATTGCCTGAACATATGAATTTTTCTAGATCTATTGTAAGAGATTTAAATTTAAATAAGTTAGAAGAATATATTGCACCTACAGGAGAAGCTGTTCCTGCTAATTTTGAAGCAATAACAAACTTATTAAATTTAATAGATAACAAGGAAAGTATACATTTTATAGCACAACCAAACTATGTAACATCTACTGCTGATGATTGGGACTTATCTCCTATAATAGTAGATTTAAGATATGCTACACATGAATTTATGTTATTCAATAAGCCATTAGCTAATATTAACGAAGATAACATTAAATCATATGATTTTGGTAGTGTTGGTATGCATACAGGTGATAGAAGCTGGGTAAACGATACAAAAGCATCAACATTTTTACGTGTACTAGAAGCCAATACAGATCAAACAGTATCAGCTGAAGAAGATATAAAAGAAGTACTAGAAGGTAGCTTAGAACGTAATGGTCACAATGAAGATATTTTATTAGGTTTATGTAAAGCTATAAAGGAAATAAACAATGCCTAGATTAACACTTTACAAACCTACAAAGACTAATGATTATTATTTTATGGATCGACAAATCCGTGAACAATTTGATATAGGTGGTGTGGGTGTCATTGTACACAAATATATTGGACCACAAGATGTAGTAGATCAGAACGACAAAACCCAGCCTAAATACACTGATACTAGTACCACAGATGCTGATGGTAACCTTACTAACTTAGAACCCGACCTAAGTGAATTAGATGTACAAGATGTTTTATTTTTAGAAAATAGAGACAGGGTATATGACCCTGATATATACGAATTACGTGGTGTATACAATGTAGCAGATACAGACTTTGACTTATCGCAGTTTGGTTTATTTTTAACAAACGATACATTGTTTATGACATTCCATATGAATGATATGGTTACAAAAATGGGCAGGAGATTAATGTCAGGTGATGTTATAGAATTGCCACACTTATTAGATGAATTAGCACTAGATCAAAGTAAAGCACCAATACCAAAGTTTTATAGTGTAACAGATGCCGCTCGAGGTAGTGAAGGCTTCAGTCAAACATGGTATCCACATATATGGAGAGTTAAGTTAGCACCACTTAATGATGCACAAGAGTACAGTAACTTACTTGGTAGTAACGAAGATGAAAACAGTCTTGCAAGTCTTGTTAGTACATACAATCAAGAAATGGATATTAACAAGAAAATAACAGAAGAAGCAGAAGAATCAGGTGGTGGAAGTTATAATACTAGTCATTTATATACTACATCCGATAATGCAAATCCTAGTGTAGATTGGGCTTATGGAGAAACACTAGCGAGTGGATTAAGTTTTCCTGCTAGTCCAAATCAAGGCGATTATTTCTTACGTACAGACTTTGATCCAAATAGATTATTTGTTAGACGTGGTGCAAAATGGGTTAGACTATATGATAATATTTCTAAGTCTACTTGGGATAGAAACACATTTGGTTCTGTTGAAGAATTTGTAAATCAACTAGGAAAAGATAGTGTAGAGAATGAAGAATTTGATGTAAGGCAATCCTTACACAATGTAGCAAAAACTAAGAAGACAACGTAATGCAATATTTTTATGACAAACAAATGAGAAGACACTTAATTCAATTCGTACGAATGTTTAGTAACTTTAGTGTACAAATTGGAGAGAATGATGATGGTGATCCTATTTACAGAACTGTTCCTGCAAAATATGGAGATCCAACACGCATGGCGGCATCAATAATGCGTGAGAACAGTGAAAACAAAATGCTTAGTGTGCCACAAATTACTTGTTATATAACAGGAATGGCACAAGATCCATCTAGAAGGATTCATGCAGGATTTCAAAAACGAGAAACAATATACGAAAAAGACTTTAATTCAGCAACAGGTGACTATACAACAGATCCTGGAAATACATACCAAATTACTAAGACTGCACCAGTTCCTTATATGCTAGATATTAATGTAGATGTATGGACAAGTAATACAGATCAAAAGTTA